CTTGTCCCTGGTAAGGGGGTTATTTCGTAACCACCGGAGAGTTGATGGATTGCTCTCTTCCAGCCCCTCGGTCTTGGGCCTTTACGCGTGCCTTCCTTTGGCGGCGCACCACCACCACCATTTTCCGGCCTACGCCCCGGGATATCTCGTCCCAGGCCATAATAATTGGCATAATTGTCGGCGCTACAGGACCTAACTGCAGCGCCCAAGCGCCTCGGACCCTCGCGGGCGCAGGGTTGCCACCCCTGACCAGACGCACCCGGCCTAAGCCAACCTCTGCGACAGAGGGGTCTTTCATCCCAAGGGGTAGCTTTATCCTCGCATTTCATGGAAACCCCCACACGCCCAACCCCCGAAAAGGAGCCAGGCGTGTGGATCGCGGTGCTATTAAGATACCGCGCTTTAGTTAAGCAGTGACATAAGGCTAGACATGTCGCCGGTCGTGTAAGCCTTAGTTGCAGCAACCAGCGCTTGCGCACCGGCCTTTGCAATAGACTTCCATGCTGACTCGGCATTCTCACCACTCGCAGTCTGCGCACCCTTTGCAGCACAGGCATTGGCCACGCACTCCAGAATGCAAGTGCAACTTCCGTGGTTCTTCGCGGCCGAAGCCGTCAAAGTACCCACGATAGGCACCACCTCTATAATGCGCGTGACACGAATGCGGCCAACCGTCACGGACGCTGGGGCGCCCACAATGGTAAAGACCACACTAGCCATGTATCCGCGTGGGGTTGACGTAGTGTTGGCGCCAAACACCGGCTGGTCATAAGGCCTGCCGGCGTAAACTAGCGCTTGCGTGGCCGGCGCCGTGACCGCCGCGTCATCGTCCTGAAACAATGTTAGGGCCCCGATCTCTGGGAAACCGGATACCAGGTTGCGCGGGGTCAACGACGCCAGGCCACTCTCCGTCATGAGCGAAGCGGTGGGTAAGTACTCCACGACCATCGCAAGAGTCCTCGCCTGTGGATAGGCGGAGATTTCTGCGTCGTCCTTGGAGGCCACACCGGTCGCCCACGCAGTGACCGTCGACGTGCCCGCTGTGATGGTCGCCGCGAAGGTCGACAGCGTGATCCCGGGATAAATCCCGAGGGCTGCCGACCCTGCGGCGTTGGTCACCACATCGTACATGTCTCTGGTCCTGTGAGTGAGAGTTTGGCCGATCGCGCTGTCCGGCCGCCCCGTGGGGCTCGCGTGCAGCGGGTCCAGCATCATCGCCGTGTAGGGATGCTTCAGCACATTGCTGTGCGTCTGCTCCCCAGCAGGCTTCGCTTTTGCCGCTGGCGCGGGCTTTGCCGCCACGGCCAACGAAGGTGGAGGACCACCGCCGGAGGCTGGGACGACGTACCCAGGGGATGCAGCAAGTGCACGCGACGTCGACTTCGACTTGGCCATTGCAGCTGAGTGGTGAAGCTATTTTCCAGCTTATCGCCAGAAATTTTCACCCGCCCCAGGGTGAACACCCCACCGTGCCGTATTCAAGCCGTATTCAATCCAGGTTGTTACACCCATCATCTTCCTGCACTTCTTCCCGACGCACGGCGCGACATCCATTACTCGTTTACACTTTCACGAACACCACCCCGAGACACCACCCAGCCACAACATATCACTCCAAACGTCCCGAGCAAGACGCCAGGGGCCCTACCACAGGTCCCTGTGAAGGAGCGGCCGCGAGCAGCCGCGATGCTGCCGCGATTGCAAGCCACTCCTCCTTCTCCGGGCAGTGACGCAGCTCCAACTCCAAGGCCTCAAGCTGGGACGCCTGCACGGCCACTGGCCCACTAGGGGACCAGCCGTACAAATGCGCCGCAACCAACTTAGCGGGCCGAACCGGCCAAAAGACCGGCCCAGCCCCACCAAGATTGAAGCCATAGGAGCAGAACTCCACCACAGAGCCGCTTTGGATCTCCTTGATCCGAACGCCATAGCGCCGGTACACATCAGCAACCGCTTGCGCGGTCTCTGATGCAAAGATATCCTCAACAGCATCATCGCCCATTGTATTTACAGCCCAGCCAGGTCGACCCATTGCCACAGCCACCAGGACCGCGATCAGTGCCCTTGCCCATGAATTGACCCTCGACGTCCAGTATGAACCAGACTTCATGAGCCAAAATAGGACCTGAACATAAGACCGCCCGTCCGACAGCACGATGACAGCGTTGAGCAGGCACAGCATTCGGCGCTCCCAAATGGAATAGGGCTCGTCAGGGAAGAGAAACCGAGGCTTCACTCCGAACTGCAGCGCCGTAAGCGCCGCACAAGACATGCCCATCCAATAGGCGAACCCCCAATCCCATCCGATCGCATCGGTTCCCGCCGCAGCGTTCATCGCCTTGAACGCATTCAGCAAAACCGCAAGGCCGAGGTCATGTAACCCCATCCCTGGCTTCACTGGCAGCTTCTCCCACATGCTGATCTCACGAGACTGGATCCTGCCAGTCAAAACACGCTCCACCATCTGGTCCACAACAGACACAGAAAAGATGAGGCGCATTCTGCCCTCCTTGATCTTCTTGGCTGTGTGCAGCTCGTTCTTGACGAACACACGAACAGGATCACACAAACCAGCCACCACCTTGGCAGCAGCGTCAATATCCTCAAGCAGCTCACTGGGCGCGTCCATCAGCAGCGCCAAGCGCCGCGTCGTCGCATACACCAGAAAATCCGCCCCCTCGGCCCGCAAAAGCTCCGCATTCGTGGCATAATCCACGGCATACGGAGCCCCCGGACTGGACTTCGGGTTGAGTTTCAACACCGCCGCCCTCGCCTCATCCTCAAACTCGCTGGCAGTTGCCAGCGGACGCTTCGTCGGTGCCACAGCCATCAGCTGGCCAATCGCATATTGCAGCTCCTCGTCACCGGGGGCCGCGGTCTGCGTTAGAGGACCAATCTGTCGGGCCTGAACCGCCAAAGAGCGCAACTCTGAATCAGAGTCACGCTCCGGCGGCCCATAGCCACGCAGCTGTGGGTAGACAGCCTGCGCCGCGGCCAGGACAACCGCCGGCTTACAACCGGGATCAGCCTTCCGCAGCGCTGGCCCGCGCC